AAAATTGCCATTTGCAACGCGCGCAAAAAATCGGACATGGCCCCTATGTCATGTTCCATGCGGATTACTGGCGCGAGGTTATGCAGAGAGCTTTCCTTGGCGCACCGGGGGAGCGTGGCGGATTTACATTATATCAGCCTGATAGCCACGGGGAGCATTCCGCATTCGCCGAGCAGGTATGTTCCGAAAAGCTGGCTCACAAGGGCGATATCGGCGGCGGAGTACGGTGGGAATGGGTGCACCAGCCCGGCGCAGCATGGGACTGGGGGGATGCTTTAACCGGGTGTTGGGTTGCGGGGGCGGCATCCGGATTATCTGCGAGCGGGCAACCGGCGGCGCCAAAATCTGAGCCCATGAAAATGCGCGTGCTGGCAAAACCGAGGGGATGGTAATGGAAAAGCCAAAACAACTTTCCCCCGCTTTTGTTATGGAATCTATCTTAAACAAACTGGATAGTAATGAAAACAGAAGAGCGGAAGGATTTTTTCAAAAATGGATAGATTTACAACAAGCGCAAGCGCATGGCTGTTTAAGAATTGATTTTCAAAACGGTAAAATAATTTCATGGAATAATAACGAAACGCACAGATAATTTTTAACCGTCCGAGCGAACAACGCAGGGCATTCGTCTGGCAACAGGCGGATGCCCTTTTTATTTGGAGCAAACATGTGAAAGATAAAATTTTTAGCAACTCCATTGAATACAAAGACAGCGTGGCTGTGCCGCCGATTGATTGTACAGCAAATGACGAGGCGATAGAAACGGCGGAAGAGGTCAAGGACGCAATTTTTGATGCAATGTTAGCTGGAAAGCTTGACAAAACAGATATTGCCATCATCCGCGCGCGCGATTGTAGCCCCATGCCGTCAATGCGGGAAATCGCTTTTCGTCTTAAAATTAGCCTTGAAAGAGTGCATTTTAGAATCAAACACATTAAATCCTTAATGCCAAAAGATTTACAACAACATTTTAACATAAAATCAAACGCTACTCTCTTCTTTAAGTGAGGGGAGCTTTAAGGCAACCAAGTAATTCAAATATATAAAAGTGCTTTTTTATTTCTCCCCTCTTAATTTAAAAAGGGAACATGAAGCAGACAAAAAACCGCGACCCTAATCCAAAAAACCGCGACCCGCGACCCGAACATCTTGTTGACAATCTTCCAACCGCTCCCTTGCGCCCGTTGTTAACGTGTGTATGTGAAGCTTCCGTCCGGTGTCCGAAATGTCGGTCCACTGTATCACAGATTGACGGCACGCGTCCGGAACCGGCGCGGGGATTTACTATTAAATACCGGACGTGCAAGGCTTGCGGCAATAAGTTTGCCAGCCGACAGGATCAAAAACTCGTTGAACAATGGCCGGCGGTCGAAGGTGTAGATTTATGAGCAGAGTCGCTGATACAAAAATTCCACAGACTGTTTCTATCGGCGAGTCTTTGTGGTGCGTTATCACGCTCGCTGATTATCCCGCGTCCACACATACGGCCATGCTTTACCTTGACGGCACGTTTAGCGGAACGGTTACGGCAACGGCGCAGGGAGAAGATCACCTTTTCCTTGTAAATCCCGCCGCTCAAACTCTCTGGTCTGCCGGTCCCGCCGCCTGGAGAATTATCGTTACCGCAAAAACCGGCGGCGTTGCCACGCTTGCCGATAGTGGCATAATCACCATTCTTGGCGTTGACCATGATCTTGCGTATGCCCGGACCGTCATGGCCGCGATTGACGCCATGATTCAAGGCCGGGCATCAAAGGAGCAGTCTAATCTTAACCTTGACGGGATGAGTATCGGGCTTATTTCGGCCACCTCGTTGATGGAATTACATCGCCAATGGCAAAACGAAGTTGCCCGGCTGGAACGCCGCAGTATGAATCAATTAGGATTTGGCGGCCCGATTAGAACCATATCTCCACGCTTTGAAAACTCTGACGTTGGCCGTCCGTTGTTTCCGAGGTTATATCCATGAATTTATTTGGGAATATGTTCCGCAGAAATCGCGCAACGCCAGCTCCTACAATGCGTCTTGATGATATTCAAAAAATCAGGGCGTTTGACGGCGTTGATCAGGGCAATCTTTTTGCAGATTGGAAGCCGGATTATGGTTTCAGCTTTGCTTCCGTGCGCTGGAATCTTTCCGTGTTGCGTTCCCGCGCGCGAGATGTTGCAAAAAACAATCCATACGGGCGCGCGTTTTGTAATCTTGCCGCACAAAATATTGTCCATCGTGGCTTTCAGTTGAACGTGCTGGCGTCGGATGGAGAAAATATTGACAAAGCCGCTTGCCAAGAGCTTGAAAACGCATTTTACGAGTGGGCCAATACACCGGAATATTGCGATGCGGCGGGTAGAAAAACTTTATCAATGATCTGCCGGCAGGCCGCTAAAAACTGGCCGAGAGATGGCGAATATATCATCCGCATTATGGATGGCGCAAATAATCCCTACGGGTTTTCTTTAAAATCCATCCGTCCGGATTATATGGATCACATGTATAATGAGACTTTAGCGAACGGAAATAAAATTATGTGCGGCGTAGAAATGAATCCGTTTGGACGCGCCGTGCGCTATTGGTTTAGGACGCGGATTGGCTTGCAGTGGGGCGATACGGATTATCCCAGCGGTGATAGATATAGCGTCCCGGCAGAAGATATCATTCATGGATATATCGAGGAAGACGAGGACCAACCGCGCGGGCTGACTTGGTTTGCTTCCGTGTTGAAAACTCTCCGCATGGATGATGGTTATAGCGCGGCAGAGCTTGCCACGGCTCGCCACCAGGCCGCCGTCGGGGCTACTTACGAAACCATAGTCAATGCTTCCGACCTTGACTATGCTCAAATGTCTGCCAGTGGGAACAGTATTCAGCCGGTTGTCCCCGGTAGTGAACAGGTTATGCCGCTAGGCTGGACGAAAAAAATGCAACAGGCTACCCACCCGAACGGTAATTACTCAAATTTTCACGCTGAGATGATCCGCACGGTGTCGGCTGGGTTACTGGTTAATTATAACAAGCTGGGAAACAATTTGGAGCGCGTTAATTATTCATCCTTGCGCGGCGGTGAGTTATCAGAGCGCGATGTTTGGATGTGCCTGCAAGACGAGATGATTGCGACAATGATGCGACGTGTTTATTACCGCTGGTTGCGCATGTATCTCTTGAGCGGTCGCACCCATTTGCCATTTTCTAAATTTACAAAATTTACCTCGCATGAATGGCATCCGCGGCGCTGGCCGTGGGTTGACCCGGCTAAGGATGCGCAATATCACGCCATCGCGGAAGATCGCGGATGGGAAACCAAGACACAAAACGCCGCCTTGCTTGGAAACGATTTTGATGATGTGCTGGCAAGGCGCGAGCGCGAACGCGAGTCCGTAAAAGACAAAAAGGACGTACTGGCCGGAGTTGGATATGGCGGCGTAAGCCCAGAAGAAAGTAATCCGGTTGACGAAGAAAAAGAAATACCAGAGGGAAAATTACCATGAAAAAAAGAGCAAAAGAAAATAAGGACGGATTAAATTTCAGGGCGGTAAGTTTTACGGTCCGGGCGGCAGAAGGCGATAAACCTTCCGCGATTGACGCCAGTGTTTGCAGCGAAGAGGCTATCCGAACGCTATGCCAGACGAAAGACGGAAACTTTATCCGTGCCTTTGAAATTCTCGATCATTCAGAAAATTCCATTGATCGTTCGCGGATGCAAGATGGCCTCGTTGTGCTTGACCGGCACTATGGCGATCAAGTGGGAATCATTGATGCGCCCGCAGTCAAGGATAAAAAACTTTCAGGTTCAATAAGGTTCGGAACTGGCGAACGCTCGCAAGAGATTGCGAAGGACGCCGCAGCAGGAATCAGGAAAAATATGAGCGTTGGCTACGCCGTTGATCCTGCATCCTACAAGCAAGAGGGAATGAGGGACGGAATCCCCGTTCTCCGCGCTATGCGGTGGACTCCGTACGAAGCAAGTTTTGTTCCGGTTCCCGCAGATGCCACGGTCGGCGCTGGCCGTGAAGTATCCGCAATTTCAATAACAAATATCAGCGCGAAAGGAAAATCAAACATGACACCCGAAGAAATTGCCGCTCAAAAAGAGCGAGAGAAAGAAATCGCCGAAGCTCGCAAGGCCGGAGCAAGCGAATATGCTCAAAACCGTGGAGAGATTGACGCCATTGCGGCGCAGTTTAAGCTCCCCGCCGAAAAGGTGCGCGAGTTCACGAAGGACGGAGTTGACGTTTCAAAATTCCGCGCCGCCGTCATGGATTGGATTGTCAGTAATCCAAAAAACCGGGAAACCACGAAGGTTGACGTTGCCGACATGGAGAAATCCGAAAAACGGCAGTACAGTATCCGAAATCTTATCTGCCACGCCGCCGATATGGGCAAAAACAAGGCCAGTTCGGTTGACGCGGGGTTTGAAATGGAAGTCGCTGAAGAGTTGCGCAAAAGTTCAAAGCGGACCTTCCAGGGCATTCCTATCCCGCTTGGTATGCGTGCCGCATTGTCCGTGACGAGTACGTCTTCCGCGACCGTGCAGACTTCGGTTTTGGCGCAAGAATGGATTGACGCTTTGCGCGCCCGGATGGTTTTGCAAAAACTTGGCGTCCGTATCATGTCCGGTTTGGTTGGTGACGTGGCCCTGCCTAAACTGACCGCCGCCGGCACGTTGTACTGGGTAACCACTGAAGGCGATGCCCCGACGGAATCGGCGCAAACCCTCGGCCAAGTTCCCGGAACTCCGCATATTGCCGGAACGTACCGCGACTTGACCTGGAAACTGCTCAGGCAGTCCACCCCGGACGCTGAAAGCATCATCCGAGAGGACCTGATGCAGGTGCTCGCGCGTGGCATTGACGCCATTCCGTTCACTGGCTCCGGCGCTGCCGGCCAGCCGGACGGCATTAAAACCGTATCGGGAGTTGGTAATCCTTCGGTTACGACCCCGACATGGGCGGAAATCCGCGCGTTTCAGGGTACGATTGAGGCCGCAAACGCGAATATCAGCGGACAGATCGCCTATGTTGGGCATCCGTTGGTTGGCGCGAATTTGGCCGGAACGGCGAAGGCTACCAGCACGGCCGTATTCATCCTTGAAGAATCCGACCGCGGATCGTTCATCGGACGTTGCCCGTATTACGACACAACCGGCGTTGGAACCACGACCTTATGGGCCGGGGACTTCTCGCAGTTGGTCATGGGTATCTGGGATGCCGCTGACATGCTGGTTGACCCTTACACGCTCTCCAGTTCTGGCGGCGTGCGAGTCCGCATCCTGTGCGGCGTTGACGTGATGGTCCGCAATGGTCAGGCGTTCTGTTACAACAGCGCAATGCCGGTATAATCGAAAATAATAACCCCGGAGGGTAATTCCTCCGGGGATTATGAAAGGAAAAAAAAGAAATGAAGAAAAATATTGCAATAATGGCGATGTTTTTAACTATCGCCGGAATTGTTTTGGCAGGTGGCTATGATGCCGGTTTGATTACGGTCGCAAATATGGATTCTGGCGCGGCAATTACCGCGACGATTATCCCGGCGGACGTTTCCCCGACTGACATAACAAAATTTGTCGGGCCGGTAAAACTTGTTTGCGTCATTGGCACAAACACGACCGGAGCGACCGGCACGATTACGCCGGTGCTTCAATCTGTTAATCTTAACAGTAGCGGCGTTGCCACGGCGACAAGTACGGTTACGACAGCGATGACAACCATTACAAATGGCCCTCATACGTTTGCCGTGAAGTTGGAAAAGGGCGCGTTTGCATATCGGTACGCTCGCATGGCTTATACCGTGGTCAATACGGATACAAGTACATGGTCGGCGGTTGCACAGATCATCGGATTCACGAAGTAAATTAAACAAGGTGGGCCGGGTGGTTTCAATCCATCCGGCCCTGCGGGAAATTATGAGTTTACAAGCAGATATTCGATCAATGTTCGCGAATGCAAAAACATCATTTCCCGATTTAATTGTCACTGTGATTTCCGGTACGCAATCGGCACAAGGGGTGAAATATTTATCCAAGACAGCCGCGTCGCTTGATAATGATGGCGAGAAGGGTTTGAATACTGGCACCGTGCATGTGGATTCAAGCGAAATATCAGAACCTGCGCCCGGCGCAACTATCAAAGTTGCGGGTAAAGATGTTTTTGTTTTGGAAACTATACCAGACGCGGCGGGCGCATTGGTTAAAATTAATTATCAAACACAACGCCCTGTAACTTTTTCCGGTGATCCGCAATGAACACCGTCTCTTTGAAATGTTTAGGCGACTGGCAGAAAAAAATATCCGTGCCGTTGCGCAATGTTTTAAATGTCAGTATGGACGTTTTTGGGCGCACCGGCGCGGATGCCT